TCAGAGGATGTCGCCGCTGCGGCCGTCCACCATGACTCGAGTCAGCTTGCCGTCACCGCGCAAAGTGACAGCATAAATGCCGGAGGGCAAGAGTCTGACATTCAACACTTTTGCGCCGGGAACCGTTTCCCGGGCAATGCGGGCGGCCTCGCGCGGGCGGATGGATACTTCACCTCCCAACGCTGGATCGCCGCCAAAGTCGCCATTTTCGTCTTCAAAACCCTGGGCCATGTCAAACATGGGCGGGGGAAGCCGCAGTTTCAGGCGACCGGCTTCGGCAGGTGTCACGGCAAGGGATGCCATGGCAGCGGTGCCTGCCAGCAGCAGAAAGATGGCTACAAATCTCGATTTCATCACCGTCATGGCACGCTTCGCCCCAAATTCACGGGGCCAGAGATACGGGTTCCAAGCTGAACGGTACATGAATGGTGCCGCACTTGCGAAGTGGTGATGGTTTTTAAATCAAAACAATGGTTTACGGCGCAGGCTTGGTGACCAGTCATTAACCTTTCCGGGCCCGGCCTGACGGTTGCACCAGGCTGGCGATCTTTTCCAGGGAGCGGCCGCCGACATAGCCACCGATCCCCACCGACAGGAAATTCCAGAATTCCGGCGGCAGGGCATTCCAGCGCGGATTGAAGGGCAGGGTGCGGCCCGCCAGAAGGTCGGCCAATGGCAGCACCAGCCCGACAAAGCCGAGGAAACCGAGCAGCGACAGCATCAGCAGCGGACGCCAGGTCTTGGTCAACCACGAATCCGAGCCGATCTCGGCCAGGATGATGGACTGTTCGAGCGCCATTTCCTTGCCGAGGTGTTCCACAAGGCGGGCGTGCAGGTCGGCCTCCAGCTTGCGGCGGAGTTCCGTGTCCTTGATGTAGGCATCGAGAATCTTGGTTACCGGGCCGCCCATCAGGCTTCCGGCGATGCTGGTGATCAGTGCGGCGGGTATGGGCATCACAGGCCCTCCTCTTTCAATTTGCGGATGCGTTCAAAGATGATGATTGCTGTGGCGGCCAAGGCCACAAGGACCAACAGGGCGGCGAAGACGTGGCCCGGAGAGAGACCCTGCGCGCAGGCGGCAAGGGCTGCGACTGCGGTAGCCCACATGGTGCGGCTGGCACGCAGGGGCTTTCCGCGCACGGGCTCGACGGGTGCGCGAGGGCCAGGCACTTCGCCAGTTGTCGCGCTGTCATCTGCCAGAAACAGCGCGCCCTCTGCGGCACGGCGTTTCACAAGTCCGGGCAAGGTCCTGCCGCCGGCTTTCACCCACAGGTTCAGGCGCCGCGGCACGGCCGCAAAATCCCTGGCATTCACGGCCTTCAACACGCTCGACCTGCGGAAGTTGCCGAGACCGACATTGTACGCGAAGGAGACAAGCGCCGAAAACTGTTGATCCGACAGCTGCAACGTCAGGGCAGCGGCCACGCCATCGGCAAAGCGTTGCACGTCGCGCGCCAACAGTGTGGCGGCTTCCTCAGCGCTGATCCTTTGGCCAGCCGTCACGTTTGGCGGACCCGCCATTGCCGTGTGGCCATAGCCAATGGTCCATACGCCCACCGCATCGCGGTAGGCTTGGCTGCGAAACCCTTCAAACCTTCGGATGAGGGCCAACCCCTCCTCTGTCATCTTCATGTTCATGGCTGTGGTCCTGCAAGGAAGCGGGCAATTTGCGCTGCCCACGCGCCCAGCGAGGCAGCCACGGAGACCAGCAGCACCACGGCCATCCAGCCCCCTTTGGCGCGGACAAGCGCATCGCGGATTTCGCGCACGTCACGGCGGATGGCCTGCAACTCATGTTCCACGGTCTCCATGCGGGCTTGCAGCCCGCCGATTTCACGTTCGAGATCACTCATGGCCTGTGGTCCTGGGATTGTCATGATGTGTCATTGCGGACTCTAGGCCTTGCGCAGGAACACGGCCGCCACGACGGCCGAAACCTCTTCACTGGCCAGCCAGCCCCAGGCGGCGGGTGCGGCGGTTGCAAAGGCGAGGGTGCGGCGCAGCAGCTTGTTGGGCGCCGTGGATGGCGTTGCCGGGAAGCTCAGCACCGGGCTGCAATACATCTGATGACCGGAGAGCGTCGCTGTTGAGGAATGGCGGATGCCAAGCCAATAGGTCCTGCCCTTCTCGAAGACGAATGCCTGGGCGGCGCTCTTGTAGCCAGTGCTGGAGAAATCCAGTGTGCCCGTCTCAAACAGCAGGGCGGAGGGGCGGCCGTTGGCGTCACTGTCATAGCAGACGATCTTGCCCTGTGCGGAGGCCACAGCCGTGGTGCAGTTCACGCCCGCCTGATCAGCGGTAAACGTCAGCGGGCAGACCCATGGAGCGATGTCCATGCGCCCCGCTCCGCCGACAAGCGTTGTCAGCGTCGTGGTGATGTCCGAGTTGCAGTAGTGGCGGCCCGTGTCGGTGGCGTAGGACACCACGGCGCGCAGGTCGTCATGGCTGTGAAGTTGCGCGGCGTAGTCGCCGTCGGTGAAGGTCTGGCCATCTGCTGCTGTCCAGGCATGGTCCAGCACGGCCAAAGACTGAATGGCAGCGCCCAACTGGCCAGTTCCTCCGGCGTGGCCAACATCCAGCGTGACAGGTGTGAAGGAAAGCGGAGGCGTCACCAAAGCGGCGCTTGCGCCTGCGGCAAGGCCTGAGAATTTCCAGCGCAGCTGTTTGTCGGCTTTCGAGACGGCGGCGAAAAAGCGGCAGGCCGTGCCCGGCACGAGGGCCGCCGCCGTGGCGCTGAACTGGTCCGTTCCGCCCACGGTCATCTTGATCACGGGCGCGGAAGAGCCGGGTGCAAAACTCACCTCCAGCACATCGCTGCCGTTCACCAGCCGGGCCAGCGTGCGTGTGGCAGGAGACGGCCATGGCGCCGTGAAGACCCCCGCGATTGTCAATTCATCCGTGGCAAAACCGCTCATCGGCAGGCTCAGGACATCGGCGGCGCGGCTCGGGGTGGTGCCAGCGGCAGGCATGAACGACGGCGGGTATCGCCCCACGCCTGCCGAAACCGGTCCCAGCTTGAAGCCGCGGGCCGATTGCGAGGTGTACTTGTTGAGGAAGATGGGCCGCTGCGAGGCGGCCGTTGTCATGGTGGCAAAGGTGCTGACGCGGTAAACGCCTCCGGCAAACGGTCCCTCCACATCGCAGCCCGGACTGCCGTCAGACGGCTTCTTCACCGTTGCCCCGGTCCAGGTGAACAGGAAGTCGCCGGTGCCCGTGGTTTGTCCAGGCACAGGTGCGGCACCATCCGTCATGCGGATCATGGCGCTCACATACAGATCATCGCCAATGGCATAGGGTCCTTCGGAATTGATGCTGCGGGCGTAGCGGGCCAGGCTGTTGTCGCCAAACTCCACCCAATTGCCAGACCATCCATCCGGCGCAGAACTGTCCACAACGTTGGAAACAGAAAGCTGTGCCACCGTCGGCTGGCTGTAGCTGTGGCTGTAGCTGTGGGCCGCTTCAAACAGCGCGCCCTGCGGCTTGCCCGTGGCCTCGTGGACCAGGCGCAGGCTGTCGGCTGCCACACTCTCCAGCAGGCGCTTGCGCGTGGTGCGCGTGCCGCCCGTGGCATTGCTGAGGGTGACAGACGGATAAGCGCTGATTGCCCCCACATCGGCAGCGGCACCATCATTGGCCACCACGTAGCTGCCGGCCGCGAACTCCAATGCAAGGCATTGGCGCCCGCGCAAGGCCGGAGGCAGAACGTCAAGCGCTGCAGCGCCCGAGACGATGTCACCGTCAGCCGCACCACCGGATGCTGCGGCGAGATCGCTGCTCACACCATTTTGCCGCTTGCGGAAAGTGTTGGTGGTGCTGTTGTACCAGAGGTCGCCATCCTGCGGCGAAGCGGGATCAGACGTTTGCGGGCTGAAGGTCACGGCCGTGTGTGCGGTCAGCTTGCCCGTCGCCCCGTGTGCGGTCAGCGCCTCATGAAAGGTGGTGCCGTCAGCACTCACCTTGATGTGAAAATCATCATCGCCAGCGGTGCCCATCTCGGCACGCCCGGAGTATCCGGTTTGAAACAGCAGGGAGGCTGTATCTGATGCCGCGGCCTTGTTGATCTTGATCTGGTGGCCCGCACCCACGTTGTTGAAGAGCGACGCGGCAGAAGCCACAGTCAGCTTGTTGGTGGCATCCGCAGTTGAATTGACGCCGAGAAGGGAAAGGTCTTGCAGGATGTCCGGCGTTGTCCCCGTCTCCTGCCAGAGGCTGCCAGTGAAAACCAGCAACTGGTCTTCGTCATCAACCCACAGCCGCCATCCTTCACGAGGCGTGAGAAAGCGCCAGCCGCCATCCATCAACGCGGCGATCTGGCCTTCCTTTCCCGCCCACGCATCTGTCGCCGTTGCCGCAACAAGATAGCGGTCGCCGGCGGCGGGCGATGGCGGAGGCGTTGCCACGCCCCGCGATTTCACACCTGCCTGCACAAGGCCATCAAGCAGCGTCAGGGCCTCATTGTGGGTCACGTGTTTCTGGGCCTGGGCCGCAGCCAGGTACGGCAGGGCCAGAAGTGGTGTGTCAGACATGGATGATCCTTTCGAGAGCCGTTCCCGCGCCGTAGGTGTCGCTCAGTTGCGCCACACGGACAGTGAACGAGAGAGGTGATGCGCCGAAATCGGTGGTCATTTCCGTGGCGCCGTAAAGAAAGCTCGCAGTCGTTGTTTCGGTGGAACGCTTCACGGTGCTGCCGTCGAGAATGGTGATGCTGTAGCGCTCGCGTGTCTCGCCCAATGGCACCTCGGCGAGATCCCAGCTATCGCCGTCCACGCGGGTCTGGCGGATCCATGACAGCGCCACACCTGAGACATCGGTGCGGGACGAGAGCCGCACAGGCGGCAAGGGCCGCAGCGCCTTCAGTGTCCCTGCTGTGGCGATTTGAAGGTAGGAGGGATGGCCGTGATCAAGTGCTTGCGGGCCGAGGCGCCAGGTGGCCGCAAGCCCCGCCTCTGCCAATGTCATTGCGGGTTGCACCACGGCGCCGTTGAGCAGGACGAAGCGCTCCCCTGCTGGGCGCAATGGCAGAACCTCTTCCTCCGAACCTCCAAGGCCCCGCAGCAATCCCCGCAGCCGGTAGGTGCCGGGCGCAAGCAAATCCGCCGTTTCGAACTGGATGATTTCGTAACCGGCATTGTCACTGCCAAGTGCCGCAATGTTTGCGCCGTTCAGCAATTCCTGGCGGTTCACGGAGGCGAGTGCGCCCTGGCCCAAGTCGACATCAAGGGTGTGGCCATGGTCCATGCGCCCGCAGTCCGCCGCTGCCAAGGCCGTGAGCGAGGCACCCATGGTCGCATGTTCTTCCACAAAGCGGCTGAAGGCAAAAGCTGCCGTTCCCGTCTGCCGCATCACAGCGAGCCGCGCCGGCCAGGGCGAGGCCTGCGCCGCAATCCAGGGGGCGGCGGGCTGGCTTCCGGAGGCGAGGGGCAAGTCCATCAGCACAGCATCCGGAGTGCCATAAATCACGGCCTCTCCGCCTGCATCGAGCCGCGGCAGGGCCGGTGGCGGGTCGTAAACGCCAGTATCATGGGCCAGGGCCTCGATCTTGCGGGCCTCGCCGTCGTTCACGGCAGTGATGCGGAAGGCCTCGCCATCGATTGTCACCGCATCACCCGGTTCCCAGGCAAGGCGGGACGGCGGCACGGCAAACTCGGCCGAGGTCCGCTGTGCCCAGGCTTCTTCCAGGGCCACATCGCAGCGCGCCTGGGCCAGCGACTGATTGACGGCGGCGGGCAGGCTGAGGGCGATTTCCCGTGCACTGTGAGATCCGGCACGCGCCTGCATCACAGCGGCGCTGCGATAGTCGAGTCCAGAATCGATGTAGGAAATGCGCACCGTTGAAGGCAGGTCGGTTTCCTGTGCCCGCGTCCTGTGGAAAACGGGTTTGCCTGCCCCTGCATCCATCAACTCATGCCGTGAGAGGTTTACACCGCCCGCGATGTTCCGTGGGCGGATGATCATCTTGCCACCAGATTCCACTGCATCCAGGGCAAAGGCCCGCAACAGTGTTTCCAGTGCTTCACGCTCGGACATGGGCCGGTCGAGCACATAGCCATCGACGAGACCCGTCACGTCACCGGCATCGATGCCTTCGAGGCCAAAGCGCTCCGCCACACTGGCAATCAGTTCCGCAAGATCAACCGCACCGAGGCGGCCGTTCAGCCAATGGCCGCGGGCATGATTGCTGCCGTCGCCCCAGATGTCGGTGCGCACGGGAAAGGCGGGATAGGGCCGCGCATCCCAGGCCCAGAAGAACAACCGGTCTGCGGGCACCATCGGCAGACCCGTCACAGCCGAAACAGGATTATGGGCGCCTGTTGTCGACCAGTAGTCCGACATCACCGTGAGATATCGGTTCTGGATCACGTCATCCGGCTGGCCACCAGAAAAGGGCGGAACGGCGTTTTCGGAGGATTTTGCATCCACGAAAACATTGGGTCCGTTCGTGCCCTTGTCGATGGCGGGGCAACCCAGCTCGGTGAACCACACCGGTTTTGACTGCGGCTGCCAGGCCGTGGCGCTGACGTTTTCGATTCCGCCGGGGCGGTCATGGTGCGCGTTGAGCCACCAGTTCTTCACATCCTTGGGCCGGAACACCCAGGGCTTGCCATAGGCGCCGTCGCTGACCGGCGTGCGCAGTTGCACTTCGCGGTCCGCCTGCGAGGCGTAGTACCAGTCGTAACCTTCGCCACCCGCAATGCCGGCGGCGAGATAGGTGGGATCATGAATGGAGGCCCAGCCAGCGGCCTTGTCCACGTGGCTGTTGCCATCACGCCAGTCCGAGAGCGGCATGTAATTGTCGATGCCGATGAAATCGACCTGTGCGGACGCCCACAGCGGATCGAGGTGAAAATGCACGTCGCCAGTTCCGTCTTGCGGCTGGTGGCCGAAATATTCCGACCAGTCGGCGGCGTAGGAGACAGCCGCATCCGGCAGGATCGCTTTCACGTCGGCTGCGAGCGCCTGCAATGCCGCCACGAAGGGATAGGTTGATGCAGCAGAGCGCAGGGTCGTGAGGCCGCGCAGTTCGCTGCCGATGAGAAACGCATCGACACCACCGGCCATTGCGCAGAGTTTTGCATAATGCAGGATCATGCGGCGGTACGACCAGTCTTCGCCGCCGGAAAAAGCCACCGTTTCACCTGCCGCCTGAAAGGCTGATGCCGCCGTTGTGCCGGTGAAGCTGGCCACCTCGCTAGCCGCGGCAGCCGTTTTGTCGGGCGTGCCGGCGCGCCCCGGTGCGATGCTGGCAGTGATGCGCCCACGCCACGGGTAAGCAGCCTGCGACACGCCACCGTGGGGATCAGGCAGTGTGTTGCCCTGCGGCACGTCCATGAGAACAAAGGGATAGAACATCACCTTCAGGCCACGCGTTTTCAGGTCGGCGATGGCATGCAAGACGGACGCGTCGGAGGGTGTGCCGCCGAAGGCAGGAACGCCATCCGACTTGCTTACTTCTTGGGCGGAGCTGCGGCCAATGCCGGAGACCTGCCATGTTGCGCCAACGGTTTCCTTGGCCGCATTGTCCACGCCGGGGCGAATGCTGCACTGGCCGCAGCGCAGGTCATTGCCGAACCAGGCCACCACCAGCGAGGCCATGCCGAGATTGCTGGCCGTTCCCTGCAACTGGTCTAGCGAAATACTCCAGTCGCTCTGTTCGGAGGAAACATGGGCGTTCTCGCTCGCCACCTGGCCGCGGCGCAGCTGGCGCTGAACGATCGCTGTGTCGTAACCAAACTCGGTCGAGCCCGGAATGATGTTGATTGCACGCAGGCGTTCTGCGGCAGAGCTTCCCTTGCGCATCACTTCGAAGGCAAGTTGCGGTATGCGGTTGCCGAAGTCCTCCAGCGGCAGGCGCTCGAACACGATATAGGCAAGTCCGCGGTAGGCGGGGGTGGATTGCGCGCCATCGACCGCCTCAATCAGGCTGTCTGGCGCCTGTGTCTCACTGCCGGTGTAAAGCCGCCAGGTGAAACCCGAAATGTCAATCTCGCGGCCATCGGCCCAGACGCGGCCAATGCGATCGATTTCACCTTCACACAGCCCCACGGCGAAATTGGCATAGTAGGCATAGGTTGTTGTCTTGACCTTGGGGCCGCCTTTGGCTGAGGCCTTCTTGGTGTTGGTCGATGCTTCCTCGATAAGGTTGGTGGCCCAGATCACCTGACCTGAGAAGCGCATGCGACCCCAGAGTGCGGGAATGGCCGCGCCCTCCTCCGATGCCATGACGCGCAAGTCACTGAGGCGCGGTCCCTCATGCTTCTGCTTCTTGCCGAAAATCTGCTGGTCCAGGGCGTTGCCAGCCAGCGCACCAGCGGCGCGGCCCAGCACACCGCCCAATGGCCCGCCGATCAAGGTGCCAAGGGCTGCCCCTGCATATTGAAGAACAACGGTGGCCATGGCTCAGTCCAAATCTGGAAAACGGAAAACGAAGGCGAGACGCTTGCGCCACCATGGCGAGAGCGAGACCTCGCACACAGAGAGCCCGTCATGGGCGTGGATCATCCGCCCCGCCGGAACGGCAATGGCTGCATGCTTTGCCGGAAGGTGTGGCTTCCAGCGAAACAGCAGCACGTCGCCCACCACGAAACCCAAATCTGGCACAGGAAGGAGATGGCGAAAGCCAGCCGCCGCCAGCGCCTCTTCGCCCGATGATTCAGCCCAGCCGGGTGCATAGGGCGGCGGTGTTTCCGGTTCGCTGCCGTAAACATCGCGCCAGACGCCGCGCACCAGGCCAAGGCAATCGCAGCCCACACCCTTGCTGCTGGCCTGATGGCGATAGGGCGTGCCGGTCCAGCCGCGCGCCGCGGCAACAATGTCGTTTGCAGTTGGCATGGGGTGTCAGGTCCGTTTGCTGCCGTCGTTGCCGCTGTCGCCCTGGCGGGCGATCACGGTCACGAAGTCTGTGCCCGGCATGTGGGGGAAACCGCGGAAATTGGCGGCATTGGAGAATTTCGCCTGGCAGGTTGCAAACTGCTTGTCGCAGCCCGCCGTGAGGCGCACGCCATCTCCTGCGGAAACGGCGAAGTCCGGTGCCTGCCAGAAACTCAGGTGCAGCCCGCTGCTGCTGTTGCGGTGGCGTTTGATGCGCAGCGTGCGGCCAGCCCCTGCCCCGCTCAGCCACGTGGCTTCGCCTCGGGTGAACCAGTCATCCGCCACGGAAGCACCGGTCACTGTCACGGCACTTTCATCAATGGCGTTGACGATGGTCTCGGCGTGGAGGCCCGGCGCATTCAGGTTCACGGTGCAGCGCCCATCGCCCAACATGGCATCACAGCCACGCTGATAGACGCGGCCGCGCGTCTGCCCGAGAAGATGGGCAAGGCCACGCACTTCGGCGCGGAAGCTGCCATCACCATAGGTGACCTCTCCCAGATGCCCCTTGCGCATCAGAAGGCGCTGCGCCACCTCGGCCCAATTGACGCGCCAGATCTCGACGGAAGCGTGGTCAAAGTCACCCGCCCGCAGACGGGCCTCATCGAGCCGTCCCGATTCGAGTGCGCCCGTGGTTTCAAGGTTGTCGACGGAGAGGCCGAGCGATGATTCAATGTCGCTGCCGGTGAAACCGGCATCAGCCTCAAAGCGTGTGCCATCGAAGACAAGCGCCCTGTCGTGATCTGTAAAGCCCAATGTCTCACCCGAGGTGAGCGTGAGGCGCCAGCAATGGCACAGCGTGGTGGTACCGCTGTCGAGATGGTCCTGCAGTCCCGCCGGAAGCGTCCTCATGGCCGCACCTCGATCAGGGGAATGTCGGGAATTTCGCCTGCCTCGAAGTGCGAGAGGTTGATGGTGATCTGGTCGGTGTCGAAACGCACCGGCACATCAAACAGAAATCCGGCTGTCACCACGTCGCCTGTTGCCGGGATATGACCGGGGAGAAAACTCACAACACCCGTCGCCGCGTCGATGGTCACGTGCGGTATGATGCTGCCATTCACGGCCACGGCAACGCTGTCTGCCACCGGTGCGGTGATGTCGCGGATGTATTCGCGTGTACCCGCGCCATAGCGCTTCACCAGTTGATACTCCGAGGATGTGCCGTCTCCCGTGCCAAGCAACTGGTCCGTTGCGGATGGAGTGGCCAGCGGTGCGCAGGATTTGAAATCTGCATGGTCGCGGAAGCGGAAGGCATGCAGCTTTCCGCGCCGCTCCTCAAAGAAGGCTACAACCTCGTGAATGTCGGCCAGCGTCTTGACGCCAAAGCCGACATTGAAGCGGCGGCGCGAATGGGCCCAGCGGCTGTTGCGTTCCTCGCGGCCGGATGCCGTTGTCACAACATCTGTGCGCCGTTCAGGTCCGCCGCTGGCCCCACGGGCAATCGCGGCCGGAAATCTCACATCATCAAAGGGCATGTCAGCTGTTCCTCTGGCCACGGGCCAAGGCGCGGCTCATCTGCGCGGCAATCTGGCCTTGTGATTGGCGGAAGGATTGGATGTCGGGCGTGGTGATGTTGATGGTGACGCGGCTTCCGCCACTGCCGCCACGTACGCCCAGCTTGCCGTCGGCACCGCGCGCCAGGGGCATGATGGCTTCCGGCCCCGCTTCGCCCATCAGCCCGGTACCACCGCGCAGCGGGAAGAGCAGCGGTGAATTGACGATGCCGCCAGAGGCAAAAGGTGTGATGCGGCCTGCGGAAACCACGTTGCCATTGGCATTGGCGAAAAGGCCGCCCAGCAGATTGCCCACCATGTTGCCGATGGGCCGCAAGGCCTGGGACAGTGCCTGGTTGGCCAGCGAAAGGGCAAGCCCGCGAAACACGTCCGACAGTTTGCGGCCATGGATCACGGCGCCCGCGAGTGACGTTACCAGTTTGTTGCCAAAGGAGTCCGCCAGGCGCGAAAGGTCTTGCATCTCGCCACGCAGCTCGTTCACGCGCAACGACAGTGTATCGGTTGTTTCCGGGGTCATGTCAGGTGTCCGGCCAATGGGCCATGAGATCGTTGAGGCTCTGGCGCAGCCCTTGCGCGGGAGGGGAACCCGTGTCGGCCACGAGTTCACGCAAGGTGCTGCGCCAGAATTCTGTGGGTGAGAGGCGCAAGTCTCTCACGCCTAGTGTGATGAGGGCGCGCCACGGGAAGGGATTTGCCGTGGCGCTCAGGGCTTTTTTGCGGGCACATCCTCAACCGCAAACGTCGCCTTCAGCAGCTCGGCAACGATGCGCAGATAACCTGCGGCACCGCCATCCACCTGCATCGCAGCAACCTCGGCGTCGGTGGCCGTGTGCCCTGCGCCGCGCAATCCTGCGCCAATGATGCGGATGGCATCGCTGGCGCGGATGCGGCCTTGTTCGAAACGCTCGGCTATGGCCAGCAGGTCTTCGCCGCCATAGGCATGTTCAATCTCGGCCAGTGCGCCAAGAGTGAGGCACAGGGTATAACGCGAGCCACCCAGTTCCGCCTCGATTTCACCCCGGTGACGGTTGGCCATCAGAGCACCGTGAAGGTCAGCGGCCCGGCGGAAGCCAGCGCCAGTTCAAAAGTCACTTCGCCGTCATGGCGTCCGGCATATTCAAGCGCCGTCACCTGGAAGAGGCCCTCGACGGTACCGAAGTCCGGCACGATCAATTGCCAGGTTTCAATGCTGGAGGCAAAGAACGCACCGCGCACGGTTGCGTCGCTGGCGGCATCCTTGAAGATGCCTTGGCCGCGCACGCTGGCCGACTTGAGCCCCGCGCCTGCCAGCAATTCGCGCCACGCGCCAACGCTGTCCTGCGAGGTTGTGTCAACGCTCTCGGCATTGAAGGACAAGGTGGTGGCCCGCAGGCCGGCCACGGTTTCAAAACTTGTGCCGTTGTGGATCTTCAGGAGAAGGTCACGGCCTTTCTGTGCTGACATGTCTGTTCCTCATTGCGGTTCGGTGGCGGCGCGGAAGCGGAGCGTGGCGCCAAAAGTTTGGTCATTGCGGTTTCGTGCCACACTCCAGAACACGGTGCGGAGATTGACGAGCCGGTGCTCCACCAGTGTGAGTGCGGCATTGTCGAGCACCGATTCAATGCGGTCGCAGATGGCTTGCGCCTGGGCGCGTCCGCGTTCGGTGGTTGTCACGGAGAGTTGCACGAAGTGCTCGTGGGCCTTGGCGTCCACCGTGCTCCAGTCGCGCGTCTCGGTCTGTTCGAAGGTCACGAAGGGTGGTTTTTCACCGCGTGGCGCCTCATCAAAGACACGGGCGCCACCCAAAAGGCTTGCCAGTTGCGCGTCGGCCAGCAGAGCATCGCGCATCGCTTGTTGCAGGCTCAGGGCGGCATTCATGCGAGCCTCACGATGCGACGACTGCCCAGCAGGTCCAGTGCGGCGAGGGGCAACGCCGCCCCTTCTGCATCACCGCGGTGATCAAACCAGTGGGCCAGTGTCAGAAGCAAGGCTTGGCGCAGGTCTTCCGGCACGTCAGCGGCGGCGCCGAAACCGGCGGTGAAGCGCACCTCCAGCGCGTTGGCGGGCCTGCCGCCGCGCGGAGGTGTGCGGCCATGGCGCAGCACAACGCGGGCGGGACGGGCGGCGTGGTCAAGAAAGTAGTGTGCGGCATCGACCACGGCAGGCGTGTCGTCCTCGCCGTAGGTGATGACGTCATCGATCGACTGCACGGGTGCTGTTTGCAGCGACAGCGCCGGACAGTCGGGCCAACGGTCCACGAACAGCGACCAGGATTGCGTGATCAGGCGAAGGCCGGTGGCCTGTTCCACCGCACGGCGTGCCGCTGCGATGAGTTTGGCGATGTAGGCATCATCTTCAGCGTGGGTGATGCGCAAATGCGCCTTGGCCTCGGGCAGCGAAACAGGCTCCGCTGCCGGAGGCGTGGTCAAGATCAGGGGCATGGAGGGCTCGCGATGGGGGGAAATTCACGAGCGAGTAGCGAATGGTGAATAGCGAACAGGAAACCCTACTCGCTACTCACTACTCCCTATTCGCCTAGTTACGACACGCCGAACTTCAGCGTCTTGATCGCCTCGAAGTTCTGGATGCCGCCGCCCACGCGCTTGGTGGTGTAGAAGAGCACGTAAGGCTTGGAGGAATAGGGATCACGCAGCATGCGCACACCCACGCGGTCCACGATCAGGTAGCCGCGCTTGAAGTCACCGAAGGCGAGCGCATGGGCATCGCTGGCGATGTCAGGCATGTATTCGCTTTCGGCGATGCGGAAGTTCATCAGCGTGGCATTGCCATCGGCGGTGGCCGCTGGCTGCCAGAGGTAGTTGCCGTTGCCATCCTTGAACTTGCGGATGGCGGCCTGTGTGGCCCGGTTCATGATCCATGTGCCGTTCTGGCGATAGCCCGCCTTCAGGGCGTAGATCACGTCCACCAGTTTGTCGCTCGGGTTGCTGGCGGCGAAACTGCCCGCAACACCCGTGGCGATGTAGCCGGTCGAGCCCCAGGCCCAGGCGTCATTGGCAACCTTCGCATAATCCATGAAGCCTTTCGGCTTGTTCACGCCGTTGCCCACAACGAAGGCTTCCGATTCCTGTTCGGCGAAAACCGTTTCCACTTCCTGTGCGATCCACTGGTCGAGGTTGACGGCGCTGTCATCGAGAAGGGCCTGGGTTGCGGCCGGCATGGCATAGAGTTCCATGGCCGGGAACTGCAGCTCGGCCAGCGTATTCCCGGCCGTCTCCGGGCGCACGGCAGTCTCGCCCACCCAGCCCGCAGCGGCGCCCACGGTTGCGAAGGGCTTCTTGTAAACGGCAGAAGAAACCTGCCGCACATCAGCAATCTGGCGCAGCGGTGAGGCGAGCGAGAGCAGGCGGCCGATTTCTGCTTCTGTCTCCTGTGGCACGAGATAGCCGCCATCAGGGCTGGAAGCGACCGACATTGATTTCTGCTCAATGCTGAAGAGGCCTCCGCTCTCGCCCTTGCGCACATAGCTTTCAAAGGCACGCTTGTGTTCGGAGGGTTCGGCCTTGGTCTCGCTGCCCAGTTGCGGGCGGCGGGCCTTGAGCGTCAGTTCATCGATGGCGCGGCTGATGCGCTCCACCTTTTCGGCTGTCACCACGTCGGCGCTCATGCGCTTTTCGATCTGCGCCAGGCGTTCGTCATTGGCATCCTTGAACGCCTCGAAGGCGATGAGCACATCGTCCTGCGGGGCTGATGACGCCACCTTGGTTTCAAGCGGGGGTGCAAAATCCATGTTCACTTCACTCCATGTTGGGTTGGGTTCGGGCACTTTGCGAAAAGAGAGTCGGCAAGAGCCCAGCTCGCAGACTTCACGTTGCTCACCCGCGCGCCCTCCAGCATGGGGAAGGTGACGAGCGAGATTTCCCAGAGATCGACGTTGAGCAGGCGGCGGGCCTTGACAATGCGGTCGGTCTTGGCGGCCACGGTGCGGAAGCCGATGGACAGACCATCGATGCCGCCCGTCTCAAGCAAAGAAAACAACTCGCGGCCACGCTGCACGTTGCGGTCCAGGCGGCCGAGAACGTAGAGGCCGCGCGGCGTCTCGCGGATTTCCAGCCAGGTGCCCACCGGTTCGGCGGGATTGTGCTGGAAGAGCATGCGCACGCCATCAGCGCCGCGCTTGCGCAGGCTGTCGGCAAAGGCACCGGGCATGACAATGTCACCCTGCCCGTCGCGCCGCCCGAACAGGCTGGCATAGCCTGCAAAAACGCCATGGGCAGAGAGCGCCTGCAACGGCCTCTCCACCCCACGCCTCGCTGAAGGCTGGGTTGTCATTTGTCACCACCGAACTTTGCTGAAAAAAAGGAGCCCAAAGGCTCCCAGAAGAAATACCGATAGTTGCTGCTACCCGTTCAAAGGTTTAGGCAGCACAAGCCATATTTGCTCCGGAACTTTTCGCCGCAAAGACTCTTGACGCTAAGTCAATTGTCTCGTTCAAGCCATTCTCTGCGAGAAGAGTTTCCTTTGAAGATGACTTCAGAGGCTTGCGCAGTGTATTTGCGACATGCAGCTTTACAACCGCATCTCTTGTCGAGGGCCAGCGCAATGTCATTGAAGTGAAGCCGGTCAAAACGGCCTTTGTAAAGGCATCACGCAAATCAGGACGATGGCCTCCCAACTCCTTAAGTTCAACCGCCGCTTCCGCCATCCGAGCCGAAACCTCTGAAGGGATCGGCAGTTCTTCCGAGGCAACCTGCTGCGCACAAGCGAGAGCAAATTCCTTCTTGGTAACTGACTTGCTAAAAGAGACAATCAAATCCTTCAGATCGTCAGAAACTGCAGGATCGTCCACTATCGTATCGATAGCCGCGAAATGAACACCAAGCAACTCCTTCGCCCCTTCAACTTCCGCAGTCCTTTCGTCGAAGGCACGCCTCGCCAACAAAAGTACTGTCGAAATCAGAATGGCAAAAGAAAGCAACACGAAAGTTGACATGAGCACACTCGACTCCAGTGCTTCAATCACATCAAACCCCATATTCATCGCTAGTTAACACTCCGTTTACGGAACAACTTTCAGTTGGTCATCATATAATGTCAAGTTACAATGTTTCAAGTTTCAACCGGCATTGCGCCTCCGCTGTCGCCGCCGCTGGTACTTGGATTCAAGCTGCTTTTGCTTTTCAGCCGAAATGATATCCATCTCGCGCAACTTGGTTCTATGTCTCAAAAACAACGGAACCAGTCTCAGTGCCAGGATAGACAAAAACGCAAAAGTTCCCACCGCTACGACTGCTGCAGAACTTGTCCCAAAATGAAATGCACCGAAACAAAGAATACAGACGAACAAGATGCCCAAGAGCCCAGGATCGCTGATTTTATTGACAATTTGATGAAGTATCTTACCTACGCCGCCACCATAGGGGCCTAGTCCAGACTCGTCCGTATCCTCGCTCCTAGTGGCAACTTCGTCGTTCATGACACTACGTGAATCAGCTACTCCTCCACACTAACAAGTTGCACATCTGCATGACAAGAGAATTCACCTGAGAATTCAAAAGCCCACCGCCTGCCGCTTCTCCGCCGCAGTCAGGAACGCCGCGTCATTGACGCGCTTCCACAGGGCATCGCGGTCGGGGGCGAGAGCTTCCACCTGGTCGAGATCGGGCACGAGCGACAATGCACCACCGGCATGCGGTTCCAGCCACAGCGCCAGCGCATCTGCCACGCGCAGCACCAGCGGCACGATGGTCTGGCGCCAGAAGACGCGGTTGGCCTCGGCATAGTTGGCGTAGGTGTTGTCGCCGGGAATGCCCAGCAGCATGGGTGGCACACCGAAGGCCAGCGCCACTTCGCGCGCCGCCATGTTCTTCGATTCGATGAAGTCCATGTCCTTGGGGCTGAAGCCCATTTCCTTCCAGTCGAGGCCACCTTCCAGGACCAGCGGGCGGCCGGCATTGGCGGCCCCCTGATAGGCCGATTGCAGTTCCGTCTTCAGGCGTTCGAACTGTTCCGCCGTCAAGTGACCGTCATTGGCCGCAAACACGAGCGCACCGGAAGGCCGCGCGGCGTTGTCGAGCATGGCTTTGTTCCAGGCGCTCGCGGCATTGTGGGTGTCAATGGCGCGGGCCGCCGCCTCCAGCGGCGACTGGCCGTAGTGGTCGTCTGACGGATTGAAGAGCTTGAGATGCAACACGCTGTCGCGCGGCAGGCGCACAGATGATCCGCCCACGGAGTATTCGAAGGCCTCCGGCCAGCCGGAGCGGGATGGCACCACGGCCATGCGGTCGGGTCTCAGCGCGAAGATTTCGCGCGGCCCACCGTCCAGAAACACCAGTTCGGCATAGGCATTTCCGGCGAGCATGAGTTGGGCATAGAGCGTATCCAGCAGATCACGCCCGCCCTGCACCGGGTTGGGACGCGCCAGCACGTGCCGGAGGGCATGTGTTTCCACCTCTTCACCGTTCACCTGCATGAGCAGCGGCACTGAACTCGCAGCATCCGCGATCATGCGCACGCAGCGATAACCAATGACATTTCCGGCGAAACCCTCGCGCGTCATGGCAGCAAAGTTTCGCGGCGTCCACTGCGGCCGCCTGGCACTGTGCAAGGCAATCAGCGGCGCGGCGGCGGATGATTTTGTGATGAATATGGATCTGATCTTGTCAAACATCTTGTCCTCACAGCAGAGCGAAATTAACTTTCCCATCCACGGGGGAGGGCATGAGATATGTCCACCCGCGTCACGGCGCGTTGAACCGGTGTTCACACCGTTCGCACCCGTGGGCCTGCCTGCTTGCGCAGCATCAGTTCCGTGAGTGCCCAGACAAGTGCATCCAGCCTGTCCGGTGATTGTCCTTCGCCGATCACCGAACACATTTCGTCTTCCAGTGCCGGAAACGCCCCCACATGGGAGACGCGGCCCTGTTCGTAGAGTGCGGCCACTGGTTCGGCGCGGGCCTTCTTGCCTTTCGCAGCGTGCACGGCCTTCACCGGCAGCGTGGCATCAACCTGCGCCAGAACCTCGCGCACCATCTCGCCGCCCTGGTTCACTTCCGCAACCACACGGTCGGCACCGCGCTGGTGAAACAGCTCCGCCACGCGCGCCGCCCATTGCAAGGGGCGCAGCCGTTTGCAGCTGGCATCATCCAGCACATAGGCGCGGCCATCTTCGCCAAGACCCGCACAGACAATTCCGCAGGCATTGGCCCGCTGCCCGGAAGAAGCCGGCGGATCAACCGCCACCACAATCCGGGTGAGCGCGGGCAGCTTGCGCACCCGGCACCGTTCAAGGGTTTCGCGCTTCCACAGCGCATCCGGATCATCGGCGATCACTTCGCCGTCCAGTTCCTGCCGCCCCAGATTGGTGTTACCGTATTTGGCCAGCACGTCCGCCAGGAAGGCCGCAGCCAGGTTGCTGCGGTTGTCCATTGTCCTCGAGCGGGTGACGACAGTTGCGGCATCGGTCATCAGCTCACGGATCAATTTCGTCGGGCGCGGCGTCGTGGTGATCACGGCCTGCGCCCTGTCGCCCAGGCGAAGCGCCATTTGCAGGTTCATCCAGGCTTCGCCGCCTTTCTTCCATTTCGCCATTTCATCGCACCATGCGGCATCGAATTGCGGCCCGCGCAGGCCATCGGGGTCTTCGGCAGAAAACACCTGCGCCACCGATCCGTTCTTCCAGGTGATGGTGCGCTTCGAGGGTTCGTAGCGCGGACGCTCCTCTTCGTGGTGCACGGCAAGAAGGCCGGATTGCCCCTCGATCATCACCAGCCGGGCCTCGTCAAAGGTCGGGGCCACGATGGCGATGCGGGCACAGCGGCGGATGACGGGCTCAAGGGTTCCGAGCGCCAGGGCCTTCACCCATTCGGCACCGGCGCGCGTCTTGCCGGCACCCCTGCCGCCCAACACCAGCCAGTTGCGGAAGTCATGTCCCTCCGGCGGCAGTTGCTGGCCCGGTCTCGCCCAGTAGAGCCACTGGTTGTTCAGTTCCACCACCTCTTGCGGGTCCAGCGTCCGGGAGAGCCAGCTCCCGGTCCCGTTCCGCTTCGAGGCGGTCAATCTTCTCCGCAAGCTGACGACGCTGTTCGTCATCAAAATACTTGTGCCCGGTCCGCTGCTGTTTGCGCTTGAGCTTGTCTTTGCGTTCAAGATCGAGAACCTTCTCCAGAGTCCGCACCAGGGTGTTGACTGACTTGATGCCGCGTTCGCTGTTCAGTGCATTCACTTCGCTGCCGATTTCGCGCAGCTCTTCCTCAAGCTGGGTCACGCGCTTCTGCAGCATGTCCTTGAGGCGCAAAATGGTGTCGCGCGTGCTTTCATGTTTGGGCGCGGGCGTTGCCGCCTTTGCCTTCGCACGGGGCGTTGCCGACTTCGGCTTGCCGCGCAGCGTCCAGCCCTCTTTCAGGGCGCGCAGCGACAGGCTGAAACGGGTCATGCCAATGCCGCTGGCGATGGCATCCACCCGTTCCTCGCCCTTTTCGTAGCGGGCACGAATGTCCGCCCAGGCCGGATCACCCGGCGGCGGGGGAAGTGTTGTCATCTCTGCCTCTTGTGATGTGGGGGATGGGGCACCTTGCGGTGGCCGCTTTCCCTTTTGCCCATTTCGGGGATGTAGCGGACACTACGGGAAAGCCTGCGCAGTGTCAAGCACTTTTTTCCTATTTTGTGATTTTTGTTTTTTGCCGTGCCAGTTTCCGGACGCCAACCTATTGTCGCGGCATGGATATCCGGCAACTGCAATATCTCGCCGCGCTGGCCCGCGAAAAGCATTTCACGCGCGCGGCACAGGCCTGCAACATCACCCAGCCCACGCTCTCCGGCCGCATCCGGCAGATGGAGCAGGAACTGGGCGTGCCTTTGCTGGAACGGGGACAACGCTTCATCGGCCTGACGCCGGAAGGCGAGCGCGTGCTGAAATGGGCGCATACCATCCTTGACAACTGGCAGTCCCTGCAAAGCGAGTTGCAGCAGATCAAGGGCAAGAAGGGCCAGCTTGTGGGCCGCATGGTGCTGGGCGTCATTCCCTCGGCACTGCCCAAGGTGTCCAGCCTCACCCGTGTCATGAACGCCGCCCATCCGGCAGTGGACTTCACGGTCCTGTCGCAGTCCTCGGAGGAAATCATCCGTGCACTGAATGATTTTTCGATTGAGGCCGGCATCACCTATCTCGACAACGAGCCGGTCGAGGGATTGATGCAGGCGGAGTTGTACCGCGAGAATTACTGTCTCTTTGTGGAAGCGGGGCACGAACTGGCGGGCCGCGCCAGCGTCACCTGGTTCGAGGCGGCGCAACAGCCCCTGTGCCTGCTCACACCCAACATGCAGAACCGCCGCATCATCGACCGGGCCTTCGCCGCCGCCAAGGTGCAGCCGACACCGCGCCTTGAAACCAACTCGATCATGAATCTCCTCGCCTCGGTGCGCAACATGGGGCTGTGTTCCATCATGCCGGACTACTTCCGCAATGCCCTGGGCACCATGCCAGATGTTGTGGCAGTGCCGCTGGCGGAACCCACGGTGTCCCACAGCGTTGGCCTGGTGGCCGTGGACCGGGAGCCGCAATCCCCCCTCGTGGCGGCTCTTTTCGCAAGTGCGAAGGCAATCGGCATTCCCGAGTAA